GTGGATGTTGCCGTCTAGAGCTAAGCTACTTAGCCTAGAGCGCAACACCACCCCAAGACTCACGTCCTGGGTAAGAACCTATTCGGCTCCGAATGTGGTTCCCAAACTGTGGATCAACGTACTTCCCGAACTCGTCGCGAGCCCTCCTGTCCCACTCGAGAACAGTAGCTATTCTCGTGTGAGTGGACAAGATCCCCGCCGAGCGGCAGGGCTTGGGAAGTTTCAACGTTGGTACTCTCATCTCTTGTGCTTTCAGTCTCCTGAAAAGTCCACCAGCCGTAAGGTACTCCAGGTTCGCCCCCACCGCTGCGTAGGTGGCGACCTGACGGTTGGTAATGAAGACATCTCCGGGTTGAGGCTCGTCAATGACGGACTTAGCTATCCATCCTCTCCCGAGATCTATCTTCTTCTGCAAAAGCCGGCGGTCGACCGGCATTGCGGACACTTGGAGACTGGAAATGTACTTCGTTGGGTCATGTGCACCTTGGTGCTCAACATTCTCACACAGGTAGAGCTCCCAGAGTCTGCGTCGCACGGACGCAGACACCTTGAGGCGTCCTTTACAAGGATGGCCAAGACCACCCAAGAAAGCGGGAAGCTCCGCGGGCCTGTTCTTCCTTGCCGCTACCCTACGCTGCCGAGCGTAGATAGTCCGCGCAACGCGCGCGAGGCGGTTGAAGGAAGAGGAATCCACAGAATGTTGAGACATGACCCCATTACCGTTCCGAACGAACTCCTTCAGGGACGGAGGTCTGAAAGACCTGATCGACTTACCATTGCTGGACAGCAATGCATAGGCTTCGCAGAACACGAAACCTATCCGCGATCGGAAAGACTTTCCCTGATGGAGTTCGCTTCCTACGCTAGCAGCACGCCTAGCATAGGAAGGGACGTTATCAGCATGAGTGACGGCGGACAAATCATCACCACAAATGATTCTCCGTGGTCCAAGTTGCTCACTCATCCAGGCGTTGATGAGGCTCAAGATAGAAAAGCTGCAGGGAGTTCCCATAAGGGAACCCCTGACCTTGGGCACCTCCACGAATCCATCAACGCACTGATAACGTCTTTCGCACACTGCACGCTCGCTTGGGTCAAGTTTAGACAGTTGGTAACGAACATAATGTGGTTCAGAGCCGATACCCAGGGATTCCCTGAGTTCCGACACCAGAAAGCCCGGGAGGCCGGCTTTCTGTATGCCGTCGACGACAGCTCTGATCGCATCATGAGAGAACCCATCTGTCGCACGAGACAAATCTGCCGAAAGGAAGATTTGTGCCCCGCCCA